TTCCAGACTAAAAGTCAAGGGATAATTTGGCATAAAACTCACTTTTTTTCATATAAGATAGATTAGGTAAACTATCCCATTGAGGCATTCTCTCTGATATCTTGTTATTTTCATCAGGATTAACCTTTATAAACTGTATATCTTTGTATCTCACCATAACTCTACCCATTTGTACTACCCAATTTTGTGGGGTTATGGCACTCTCATCTGCTGACACATAACCTTGTGTCTCTTTGTACAGATTGTTTATGAAATCTGTTGTACTATACATATCCATACCTATGAGGTAACATGTTTTAGGTTCTTCTAACTTACAACCTATGTACATTGCTGTTGCACCAGATGACCAACCAGGATCTTCTGGTCCGGCATTATCGCCTTCCCAACCACCTAATGCATAGTAATCATTCATTGCTTTTTTTAATGATGTTATATTTTGATCTGCTAATCCATATGTCCATGTGATATAAACATTTTCAAAACCATCACCTTTCCATCTGTCATTAGGTCTATCTTGGTTTACTGTTTGTTGACCATGTATTACAAAATGTGTATAGTAACCTTCAGGATTACTTTTCCATTCTCTTATTGTAGGTTCTTTCATATTAGAAGATTGTGCCTCTTTCATCATTTCATATTGATCAGCAGGCATATCATCCCAATCTCTAAAGTAAACTTTATTATTATCACAATAACCACTACGATATATTTCATGTGTCATCATAGGATCAACTGCAATCAAACCATCAATAGTATGTTCTCTAAATATCGCATTACAACCGTAAACTTTACCTTTTACTTTTAGTAATTCTACATCTATATCTTTACGACTTTCACCATTACCTAATACAAATAAATTTTCTGTCATAACATTTTTTTTAAATTTAGTTTCATTCTTTCTTTGTTGTATGTCAGAAAAGGTCCATACTTTTCTATCTTTCGTCTCAATGTCGGCCATATTATATCTTCCCTTATTTCTTTACTAAAGTTTTTAGTGTAGTTTAATAAATCATTTAGAATACATAATGTTTCTAGTGATACTCTTTTTGCTAAGTATGTTTTTACTAATATAGGATGTTGTCCTCTGTTTACTTTAAATATCTTATTAAAATTCTTTTCACTTTTTCTTAATAACTGTTCTATATCTCTTTCAAAATAATATGTAAGTCCATCTATTCTTTTTTGTCTTTCTAAATAAACATCATTGTTCATATCTTTAATGTAAGGAGATTTATTAGATATGAAATTGCTAACAAAATACTCAACAATATTATCGCCGTATTTTCTTGCAGCCTTAACAAAAAAATACTTATCATTGCGTTGTATAAATGTTTCGTACTTAGCATTAGTTTCACCATTATACTTAAAGAAATCATATTCATCTTTTGAAAAATGTAACTTAATACTGAGGTACTTTTTGTATGCTTCATATCCTTCATTCATTAAACTGGTAGTGTTGCTGTTTTTGGTAAAAAGTTTAAATCCTGTGCGTTCATTTTAATTTTATCTTTTAGTGTTCTATTGATTAAATGTGTAATTTGATCTGGTTCTATTTCTTTCTCGGCACAATAGTCCAATACTGCCTCCATATGTGTTATTCGTTTCTTGCTTGCTCTTTTCTCTATTTGTAAAGCGAATTGTTTAGGTGTCATTTACTCTCCCATACTTGGTCCATGTGGTATTTTTTTTGACCAATGTTCTTTTTCTTTTTCTTCATCATAAAGAATAGCACAAATTAAAGCGTAGTTTGCCATATCAATTAATGTATCTCTTATACTTTCGTCTTTTACTTTTAATTCATTTTGTTTTACAAATGACATCAAACGACTAAACTTATCACCAATACGAATTGCAACGCCTTTCCATGCAGGTATACCTGCCATTTCACATGTTCTAAAATTTTTGAATACATCATCTTCAGAGGCATAATCATGTCGTTTCATATCATGCACCTCTTTCATATTTTCTAATAGACGATAAAACGCCTCACTTTGTTTTGCCATTATTCTATTGCCTCATTAATAATATCTAACATCATGTCTGTATCAAATTTAAAATCTATACCATAAGACATCATGCAAGTTAAACCATTCGAAACCATGGTCATAGCAAATATACCCTTTTTAGTTCTTTCATTGTACCAAAAAGATGAGGTGCCTATTAAATCACCTTCTTCTACACCACCATTTCTGACATCACCACTCATAACATATTTCATATCAAATACTTCCATCATTGCTGTCAATAATTCAAAAGTAGGAGCACAATAAACTGGAACAGGTATTGCTTGTAACATGCCCTCTGGAAAACCCTCTTCTTTAGGATGTGCCTCTGCACCTAAATCTTTAAATGTAAATGTACAACTTATTAATAATATTGATAATATTAGACTAATTTTTTTCATTTTTCTCTACCCATTCATAAAATTTTTCTACTGCCTCTTTTAGTTTAGGCAAGTAATCGTTTTTGTTTTTCTTAAATACTTGTGTTGTGCCTTCTTCAGTCACAACTAAAATAACAACTTGATTTATTTCTTCATCAAAATGCTCTTTATACATTTCAGCATAAGCACTACCTTGAATAAAATAATTTTCAATCCAGTCTTCGTTCTTTTCTTTTGTAGAGGTTTTAAAATCTATAATTGAAGGAACTCCATCATAATCAGCGATACAATCACAACGACCTGCAACTGTATAATCTGATGAGTACATTTGTGCCTCTTGTAATCTAATATTATTTATTCCTAACAAACATTCTTTCTTTAGAACATTGAACATCATTCTAGGTATAAATTGTTTTTGATATTTTTCTACTTGATCTAGGTCTACATTGTTTAAATAATCTTCAACCATATTATGAACTGCTGTGCCACGATTGGCTGCTTGTATCATTACATGATTTGCAACATCTTCACCTACTTTCTGACGCCATTCATGTAAACCTTTTTTATCTCGTATGGATAAAACAGAGGTTATTGAAGGATAGATATCTTTTGTTTCTAAATGTTCGTAAAATCTTTTGCCATTTACATTTTTAGCTTTGAGGGGAGGTAAATCTTTGATAGGCGGATGATGTGTAAATATTTTCATTGTATGCTCACTTGTGTTATTGTATAGTATTGTATTATATCAGGCTTTGACTAAAAAGTCAAGGCCTAATCTCTTGTAAAAAAAGGGTCTGGTTTCTTTGAAGTTTTTTGTACTTGTTGTAATACTTTTAGAAACTTATCAAACTCTTTGTGTGCTGTATATCTGCCAACTTTATATGCAATAAAGAGACAACCTACAGCAATAATCGTATGTGTTATTGGATCCATAATATTGCCTTTTCTGTTACCTCATCAACTCGTCTAGTCCAACCTCTACCAAAAGTTTTGAATGTAGATAAACCCTCGTAATACTCTTGTCTCATAGATTGATATTTTTCAATTGTTTCTTCAATAGTATTTTCTTTTACATAGTCATCAATACATTTTAATGTATTTGGTCCTATGCCACCATCAACGGTTGTACCTACTAATCGTTGTATAAATTTAGCTGCTCGACCAGGACCAGCATTTACGGCAAAGTCAAAGATACATAAATCTAAACCTTCAGGTAGATCATCACCTTTTACTCTGTTCCAGTAATTTTGTCTGTAAATTGGTGCGACATCTTCTTCTTTTAAATTTTGCATTGTATTTTCTGATACAGAATATCCTACCCATTCTTCGTAAACTCTTTTAGTGACACCCATGTTTGTCATGCCACCAGGATCTTTTGGATGATTTACATATCCACCTTCATGGTGTAATATGACTTTTAGTGCTTCTGAAAAATTATTACTCATTGTAGTGTAATCCTAACTTTATTTTTTCTATTAGATAACTTTTTAACATACCACTTCTTACAATGTCACCAAGATCAAATTCTATACAATCAACCTCTTTCATCGCTTGCATGATATTTACAAAATCTAATATACCATTTCTATCGTTTGTTTTTGTTAAGTCTGTTTGCTGTATATCACCTGCAAACACTATTCTTGTATTCTGACCAACCCTAGTCATAATGGTATCTAATTCGTGAAAGTTTAAATTCTGACATTCGTCCACTATGATTACACCGTTGTCAATTGTAATACCTCGTAAGAAACTTGTAGATAAAAAATCAATTGTTCCTTGATTTCTTAAATCTGTATATAATCTATCAAACTCAGCGTCTGAGCCTCGTTGAAACATGAATCGCACCATGTTTTGATATGGCACTTGATAAAGATACGACTTGTC